GACCATTCAAAACAAGCTGTAGTGTACTATGATCCACATCCCATGACAATGTGCCTTGAGTTCCCGGCACTCCTGTTGGAGTTGTATCAAATTCAAGGTAGTTGAATGGAGTTGCTCCACTCGTTCCCGGCTTATTTATGAGATCGTTATAATCTGCTCCTGTTGATGATGTCGGCATATCAGTTAGGTATTACAGGTATGTCACAAGCACTCCAATTCCAATCCACTGCAAGACTGATATCAGCAGTTACTCCTGTTAATGTGTGCTTGTATTCTTCCATGAATATCTCAGCAGTCACTGGAGTCTGAAGTGTTATTTCTTTTGGTAGCAAAGTGCCAAGCTGCAATGATGCAAGAAAGTCACCCATGATCAGTGAGCACAGATTGATTGACTCAGCTTCATAGCCAGTCTTATCCTCCTCCACCCTTGGCAAGTCACAGATAAAGACTGTGAATCTGTAGACCTTTTGTCCTGTCTCATAAGATACTGCTTGTGGCTTGATATGTAGCCATGGCCATTCAGCCTCTTTCTCCAGATCACTGTCTGAGATTTCTCCATGTGTGAATCTTCTCAATTGAGGATGAGCATTCGTGAATTGCTCAAATCTATTGATGAGAATTTTGTAGTGGTAATTAAGTGCACTCATAATAGATAGTGGAATTAAGATGGCAATTTGTTCATCTGTGTGTTGTAGTAGTCAATCATATATGACAGATGCAAGAAGACTGTTGCAGCTGGAGTCTTTGTGATGGAGTCTATCTTAGTGATATCTCTCTGTGCCATCTCTTCAATCAGGTGGAACCAATGGTACTTAGATGCTAAAGTTGTTCCTCTTTCTGAAGTTCCTCCAGCTCCCTCTTCAATCTGTTCATTTCCTCCTCCAAGTATTCTGGGAAATTGTTCAGTAAGTCTCTTGTTAATGTCGAAAAAAAAAGCATGCACCCATTGACAAGTGGAAGCTTGACCTTTCGCATGAGCTTTGCATAGTGCTCATTCTTGTTGCTGTCATAGTCTTCAATGGTATACACATCATTGATCTCTGATGTCACTGGTCTGTATAGCACAGCCATCAATCTGTCAATTGTGTTTGGATATGTCTTTGAAAATTCAATGCAGTCAAGCCACTCTCCAAAAGTGATGCTCTTGAGATTTGGATGAAAGCCAAATTTGATTCCATCTATTGTGATGAATTTACTGAATTGCTTCTCATCAGCTTTCAGGTTTTCAACATAAGCACTCACTGATTTCTCCAGATCAGCCATTGGCACATTGAGAAGTTGTGTTCTTTTGAGTCCAGTGATAGCTACCATCTTTGAGATATAGTCATCTCCAGCTGTCATGAAGTCAATGAATGTACCCAGATTCTGATCCTTGTATTTGATGCTTATTTCAATTGTGCTCATATATTCACCCCTCCATCAATTGTTATGTTGATTGATTTCAGATCAATGGCTTGCTCTGTCCTTTCAACATAGCCCCTGTGCTTTCCTTTTGTCTTCAAGTAGAATATGATGGCTGATGTATTTGGAGCATCTTTGATGTTCACTATTTCTCCATCTCTTGTAACTGTCTGACTAAATGCTCCTTGCATCAGCTCAAATAGCTTTGATTCTGCAAAGTCAAGTGAGACTTCCGTGATTGCCTCAACAGCTGCTTTGTATTCTGGATCCTGTTGCATCCATTGGTAGTGAGCTTGTCTTGTTATACCGGCAAGCTTAGCTGCCTGAGTTATGACTCCCAATGTCTTCTCGATAGACTCAAGCATTGTAGCTTTTTGTAGTGATGTTGTTATTTTATCCTTTGCCATTTTTCAAATAATTTAGTAGTCCCTCTTCCAATGTCTTGCCATGTTCTTTGAGCTGACTGATAACAAAGTCAGCATCTTTGTCCTTGAATCTAAACGTGATGTCTGAATAAGGTAGTGAGTCAAGCATGACTTCATGTACCACTGGCACAGACCATTCCATCAATTCAGGCACATCAAAAAGATTAAAGAGCTTGTCAGTGTCCCAATCGCCAGCATGTGTGTTGTCCTTGATCATGAATTCCTTTTGCTCCTCTTCACTCCAATTCACCTGGATGACAAAGACCTCTTCCCACCCAAGCTCTTGAGCTGCAAGATATCTCATTGTGCCGGCAAGAATCTCATTCTTCTCATTGATGACAATTGGCCTGACCATCATCATCTCGGGAAAGCTTTCAATAGACTTCTTGAGCTTCTTGAATTTAGCTTTCTTCAAGAGACGGGGATTGTCTTCCCTGATATAGAGAGAGTCTATTTGTATGTGCTTTCTTATCATTCTTTTTTATATGACAATAAGTGTTTGATTCTCACTCACATATCATTCGTCTATTTGCGTATCTATTCGGATCAGCTACCACAATAGAGACAGTCTTCACCATCCTCTCCCTTCAGTATCTTCTGTATCTCTGCTTCAATCTGTTCATTGCTCCAATTGGGATGAAAAGCTTTGACTTGAGCTCTCAAAAATGCATGATCATCACTCATAACTAACAAGCACCCCCTCTGCAATTGTCATTTCATTCACTCTTTTCACTACATCTGGATTGTTGTCATAATGTTTGTTTATGGCAAGTCTCTTGATTGTGAGCACTTTGTTTGCATTGTTTCCTGTGATATGCACATGACTTCTGTCAATGCCTAATTCAGATGCCAATTGATAGACTGGATTCTTTCTGTTTTCTCCTCTTGCACTGATGATAAACACATCATAGCCTTCTGTTATCTTGCGTTTAATCAATGATAGTCCCTGACTTGTAGTCAGCACTCCATCATAGTCAAAAGATATCTTCTCAAGTGCGAGAATAGTCTTCTTAATTCTTTTGTATATGCTCATATTAGATAGTGGAAAAAATAGTTCACTTTATTATTATTAATAATTTACTCAGAAGATAGATCTTGAGCATAAGTGAGAATCAGAATTATCCTATCTCAATGATTACTCAAAGAGTTGGATTCCCACTATTTGCAATTTACTCGTCAGATGAGTCTCTCGCAATTGTGTCCTGATGTCAGCAGTAGTGTGCATCAGTCTGGTATCTATCTTTAGAAGGACTACCCCTCCTGACTATCTTATGGCTTATACCTTTATCATACCATTGAGCTGTGATAGTCATCCCACAGTAGCTCATACATCAATCACGCTGCTGTTAATCTCTTCCGACCATGATTGACTCAACAAAGATGAGAAAGATTCTCAATAGTTGCTTCTCGACTTATTCACCCTCTTCCGTTAATCTTTGCAATAACGAATCCCACCCAGAAGATAGGGAATCCCACAGCAAGCATTCCAATCCCTATCCATGTGAATTTGTTTAATGGTTTGGTTTGGAAGAATTTCACGAATGAAACGAATGCAATCACATGAATGATGGCAATAATCAAATATAATTTAAGCAGTAGCATCTGTACCTCCTTTTTTCTTTTTAGTTCTCTTTATTGTCTTCTTTGGAGCTTCTACTGAAGTCTCTTTTGACTGTTGTCTAATGTCTTGCATGAGCTTTGTCTCAATGTCATTCACTATCTTCTCCAGACATGGAGGACATGATGTGCCAGTCTTACCATCATTGATGCCAAGCACATCTTTTCTGAGCTGATATATCTTAGCCATGTCACCCGGCACAAGTCTATTTCTTTTCTTGAGCTCAGCAATGTATTCAAGAGTCTCTTCTTGAATTGATTTCTGACTGATTTCAGGCCATCTGTTCGCTGGACATTTACTCACTGCATAGACTGCCTTGTGTTCAACAGGGCATCCACATGGCTTGAATAGAATGCCATCTAATTCAACAGCTGTCTTGAATGGATTGATTGCATCAGTAGGCACTCCACAAGTACCCCACTTGTCCGAATAAATAGGACAGCTCTTGCATGTCTCTATTCTTTTATTGTATTCTTCTTTTGTCATCTAATTACTGATTTGCGTAGAATTTTCTTTGCGTTTTTAATTGTCTGGTATAGGTATGGCTTTGGTATTCCTGTCTCTTTTGATAGTTGTCCGTAACTGAATCCATCCAATGCGTAGAGAAATAGAAGCTCTCTTTCAAAGAATGGAAGTCTGCTGATGAATATGTCAAGTTGTTCCTTCTCAAGTCTCTGTGCGATGACTGATGATAGATCATCTGTGATATCACCGGTAAGCTCCACAGCAAGTCTTGAGAATTTCATAAATGAATAGTTGAATGAGCTCTTTGATGAGTATGCTGCGAGTCTCAGAGCACTTGTCACATATGCATGTATCTTCCCTCTTTTAATGATGTCATCCATCTTGTCTGCATCTGATTCAAGAATCTTCATCAATGTGTCATGCAGTAGATCATCAGCCAAATCTTTGTGAGCTGGCAAGAGCTCATGGCATAGTCGCTGCCATTCCTTATAGTGTCTTTCTATTTCATTATTGAAGGTATTCATCAATGACTTGTTTTGCTTGGTCAAATCCCTTGCATATCTCTGACTTGTATCCCCTCTGATTAAGTTGCTCCATCCACCACTTTTGTTCTTTGCTTGCCACTCCCTTCTCTGTCTTCATTTCAATGAAGAGACCATTATATTCTTTTGATGGCTCAAGAATCATTAAGTCAGGGAATCCCCTCACATACCCTGTTCTCTTCATCATGATAGCTTGCTTCATTGATGTTCTCACTCCTCCGGCACTTGCACAATGGAGAGCATTGGGATATTGACATCTCAAGTATGTCACAACAGCCTCTTGTATTTTGCTCTCTTCATGCTTCATGAATCACTACTGAATAGTCTTTTGTGAATATGCCAACAACAGCACTGTTGATTTTCACCAACCACAAGGATCCTTCATCAAAGAGTTTCTTTCCTTCGACATTGAAGACCTCTGCTGTGACTGGATGAATGAATTGATATGTTTTCATGCAGTAAAAATAGTTTATTGAATTTCAACTGAATCACTTTTGATAAGTATCTTTTCAACACATGAAATCAACAGCTATATTTGTGGAGTCATATTGTTTACCCACAACGGTGGGGTTTGATTTACAAGATTAGCAGAAAGAGTCAGTTACTACCAGCTGGCTCTTTTTGTTTTTACCTCTTGAGATACATTATTAAATGAATGCATATTTGTTGTAATTCGGAACAAGATCAAAGTAAGCTCTCATCATGATAGCATCAGCAAAGTCAGGTGATAGTCCTCCTGTTCTTTGTGAGATGGTCTCTTTGCTTGTCACCTTCAGCTTTCCATCAGCATCAGGATTGACTCTTCTGATTAGCTCCAGCTCCTTAACGATATCTTCTTGATATCGGATAGGTAAGATGATTTGATTCTTGTCAATGAGTTCACCTAATTTGAAATAGCAGTCTGCCTTTAGATTCTGATATTGACTACCTCTGACAGCTTTACTTCCATTCTGGAATCCCCGGCATCGCAGTGCATCACAAAGACCACCCCCCACACCATCCTCATCCACAAGCACATTTGAAAGTTTGATATTGTATTGACTCATCAATCTCTGCACTTCTCTTTTTGTTTCATCAATTCGTTTTTGAGATAGCACTACAATATCAATGCAAGTCATTCCATTCCACACACAAAGCACTGTTCTATCTTTTCCAAGTCGAGCAATGTCACCGGTAAGATACATCTGACCTTGACTCTCTGTTGATTCCCTGAAGCATCTCATCAGCTCTTCATATTGATACAATCTATCTGCTGAGTTGTCATATTCCCAATCACCCTCAAGCAGTCTCTTTCTATCTACTTCAGGAAGTCTCGTCAAGCTCTGAACATAAGATGTCGGTAGATACAAATTGTCCCCGGGAAGAGCTTGCACGAATGCCTTGTACTCTGGAAGAGAATCATTTTTGTATGGCAAGTAGAATTGATTGTATATCCAGTTCTTCGATGGATTGCATGTTATTAATCCCTTTGGTACCAGATTGAATTCATTCAGTTTGTATCTCACCCTTGAGCTCACTATGTTAAATGCTTTTTCACTCACCTCTGCAGCTTCATCAATCAAGAAATCTGTAATCTCAAGACCTCCCAAGTCTGTCATGTATGGATCAGATGGATAGAGGAATAAGTCTGCAAGAATGATCTCACTGCCATTCATGAATTTAATGATGTGACTCTGCTGATTGTAAGTGAATTCTTTACCAGCAACAAGACCAATTCTGTTGGCCACTTCAAGAAAAGTTGCAACAGTTGTCTTCTTTAATGTATCAAGCTTTGCTCTTCCAATGAGTCCTCTTGTTCCTGGATATTTTAGTCTCCTCAGAATTTGCCATGTACAGCCAAGCATTGTCTTTCCACCTCCAGCAGCTCCTCCATATAGCACATAATTGACAGAGCTGTCATTGGATAGGTATTGAAGTGCTTCTGCTTGTCTTGGCAGTGGTGAAAAATGCCATTCTATTTGTCTCTCCATTGAACAAAATTAGGAACAACCTGATAAGTATCAACAGGCTTTAAAATTCTGTTCATATTCAATACCATCTCATAGCATCCCAATGGCTTTGGTGGCCTCATTCTCTCCACATGGAATCCCATGTATCCCTCATCATATTCTTCTTTGTATGATGCTGTCCTGATGTGATGAATGTACTTAGTGTCAATGCGGAATCCAGAAGCACTATGAATCACATATTCAGCCATGTCAGCATGATGATAAAGTTCATGCACATGACCACTCCAGATGCAGTCAGCTCCTTCAATCATCACTTGCATCCTGTTGTTTTGGATAACGCCCTTTGTAATGATTCCTCCGCCTCCTGAGCCATGATAGTATTTTATTTTGAATAGAGCAACTGCTCTTCCCTTCTGCACTCTGTGAATCCACCATCCACCGTATCCACCAACAAGCACATTTGTCTTTGCTGCTCGATTCAGACCACTGACAAATCTCTCAATGACATCTGTCTCACAATTTTTGAGAATGGCTGTCTCATGATTGCCATATCCAACAAACACAATCAGGTGTGCATATGGAGCAAAGAAGTCAATGGCAGTATCAACAACTGCATCAAGGTAATTTGCTTTGTTGTGCTCTGGAAGTATGTCATTCTTGCTTCGTCTTGGATCATATTTGCCCTGCATCATGCAGAATGTGTCTCCATTCAAACCTATGAGAATGTTATCTGACAAGCACTTGTCAAGATGATTCTTGAGAAGCTTTCTGTCGCAATGTGGATTGTCCCAATGCAAGTCTGACATGAGAGCAAATCTCTGCCCTGTTTGACTTGTTGTCACTATGGTATTTCTACCTTCTCGATAGCTGGTCATTGATGATGATATTCGTTTGTATCTCTTGCCAATGCTTTTTGAATTCATTGAATGGCACATCTATGATGATTGGATGTGGGGATCCTTGCAAGAACAATTGTGTCTTTCTACCCACATGATAAGTGCCATTGCTCAAGAATTCTACATCTGCTTGTATAGCTACTGCTGCTCTTCCATTGAAGCAGAATGGCACATCTGCTGCAAAGAGTTCTTCACTGTCACTAATGTCTTCATTGAAATTCCACTGAATCACATAAGTTGTGATAAGCTCTGGCTGAACATCAGCAAGATTTAACTTCTTTTGTTCTTTCTCTTTCTTCTTGAATGGCCACATATTAATAAGTGGAATTAATTTTCTTTTTGGATTGCATCAAAGATGGTTAGTTGATTAGTTCTGACATCTTCCATGTGCTGAATAACTTTAAAAATCTGAAATGCTACTTGTGGCACTATTGCATTTCCATAACCTTTTATTGACTCTGCTCTCCATTTTGAAAAGGTAATTCCGTCCAATTCGGTGGGAAGCCCATCATCTCCGCCACAAATCGGGGATTGAGATGGGAACGTGTTCCAAAAGCCTCGTTGATATGACTCCCCAAATCGTCTCCCTTCCAATTTTCCGTCTTCCAATGCATATTCTTGTCGCTTGTCCGGGGAGTAGGTAACATTCCCTTGTCCATCATTCTCGTTAATGTCATTGAATGCATTGATCCCTCCTTCACTTGTGAGCTTTTCATTGTTGCACTCGCATTCGTGCTGTCGAATACTGTTGGAGTTGGAAGCAACAAACCATATTCTATCTCTGCGATGTGGTGCACCGACGGCACAAGCTGGCAATAATATCGGTTGTACTTCGTACCCTTGACTTTCCAAGTCAGTGCACACCTCTTCGAAGACCAGCCCTCCTGACCAATTAGTAAGTCCACGAACATTTTCGCCCACGACGTAGGTTGGCTCAATCTCTGAAATTGCTCGGAGCATATCCGGCCAGAGATGTCGCTCGTCTTCTTTCCCAAGTCGCTTTCCTGCGGATGAGTATGGTTGGCATGGAAATCCACCTGTGAGAATGTCAATTGTTCCTCTGTGAATAGTGAAATCTGTCTTTGTGATGTCTTCATAAGTTTTTGCATTTGGCCAATAATAATTTAATACTTTTCTTGGGAATGGCATCCATTCGCAATGGAATATATTTTCCCATCCCATCCATTCGGCAGCTAAATCAAAGCCACCAATTCCTGAGAATAAAGATCCATGTCTCATGCCATTAATTTTTTAAGATAGATACAAAGGTCAAGAGCTTCCTCATAGGCATGTTGTAGCCATTGCTCTCTGGATAGATTGGCTTCATCTACTGTGCCTCCATAGGTTTGAATGCCTTTCTCTTCTCTTGCTTTAAGGTCAGCTATAACAGCTTCTAATGTTTTACTTATCTCCATTCTAATTCATTAAAGTCATCACCAAAAGTTTCATTGAAATAATTCTCATTTTTAACAGAGTCTTTATGTCCTTGTTCATATGCTTTTTTTATTTCCTCTTCGAACATTTCAGCAACTTGTTTTCTAACAATCTTCCACTTAGAAGAGCTTCTCTCACCAATCACCCACAACTGATTGAATGCCCAGTCTAAACTATAGACTTTGTTTTTTACATCCTTTGAATCTACAATAAAAGCTCTGTATTCACCTTTATGATCTACATATATTCTGGTATCTATTTCATTTTTTATTGTTGACTGATCTAAGTAATAGTATACAACTTGATTTGTCTCAAATTTTGATGTGTCAATAGACTTGTCTACAAATAAAAATCTCCTACCATCAGATGTGAACACAGTCCAATCATTATCATATTCACAAAGAATACCAATTGAATAGTCTAATTCTCTTTTTTTCTTCTTTGGCTCTTCTTTTTCTGGCTTGTAAATTGTTACAATTTCTCCAAGTTTATTTTGCTTACTCATTGTCACCTCCTTCAATCTTTGCAAATTTGAATTTATAAGACAAATCATCATGTTTGTTGATGAATGTGAGAAGCACATGCAATTCACTGAAAAGAGAATAGTCCATATCTCTTTTGATGAATGATTGACTGAAGATATATCCATCTCCAGTGTCAACTATACTGCCAATGGTTTTGCCTCTGATATCACTTCTCCAATGCATATCATAGCTGTACATAATTGTGTACTTATTTTCACATACATCAATGATGTAATCTACTTGAATGAGACTGTCTTCCTCAGCAGTCACAAGGTATTTTTCTTTGTTCATAGTTTTGATATTGGTGTTAATTCTAAAGTGCCAGTTTTGAATCTAAGATTGATTTGTAGACATAGTCACCTATCTTTTGATTTACAGCGAAAGTGAATCCTTCTTCATCAAATTGCCTTCTCTTCCTGTTCTCCCGCCATTCATATTGAGTCAACTTTTCAGCCTTCTCACGCCATGCATTCCACTGCTCATCTGACCACATATCTTTTTTATAATAGCCTCTTTTGAACAGCTCTCTGGCATTGATAGCTCCAGTAATTTCAATAACTGTCCACTGCTTCTTTCGTGCAAGTTCAACATGAGCTTCAAGAATCTTGAGAGGATCATAGTCACTTTGAGCTGGAGGAAGAGCTTCATATCTGATTGCTGAATTGATATTCTTCCAATGCTTCTGTTTGTACTCACGATAAGCAAGCAAGACATCACTCATGTACTGAATAGAGAATGAATTGAAGTGCTCCTTCCTTTGCCATTCTTTTCCGATAGCATTCCACTTGAAAGCTGTCAACCATGCTTTGCTACCTACCTCTCTGAATTCATCAGTCACCACATCAATAAGCAGATTGACTTCCAAATCTGATGGCAAATCTTTCACTCCATTCAAGATGCATGCTTGAACAATCAGCTTTCTGAATTCACCATCAGGCATCTCATGGATTCTCTGTTCATGTAAGCAGTCAACAAAGTGCTGCTCAATGTCTGTCAATGAACGACTGAATGTCATTCTGTGAGATACGGCCAATTCTTTGCTCATTGCTCTTATCTTGTTTTGTGTTATTCATCCAGCGTCTTGCTGTGGCTTTCCAGTTCTTCATCTTGACTTTACCCACCATCCATCCATTCCCTTCATAATAGTCGAGGAAGTTGCGAGCAAGCACAGCATTATTCATGTATTCAGTGATTTCAGAGAGAGATGGAGGAGAGAATCTCTCCCCTTGTCTCTTCTTCTGCAGTTCAGCCACTTGCAATTCAAGCAGCTCAATTCGTTTGATTAGATCAGTCATATTCATTTTGAAAAGATTTGTTTCAAATATAGAAAGAATCTTTTTAATGCTGATGGCTGAGGAGGAAGAGCTGTCATCTTTGGAGGAATAGCTCTTGATTTATAGTATTCATTTACAGCTATCTTGAGCTCCTGATATCTATCTTCATGTACTCTCTTCAGAGCTGTCCACTTGCCATTCTTGAGCTTCTTTGCTATTCCAGCATCTCGCATGAATCTGCCATATTGATTTCCCATGCCAAGAGCTTTCAATGCCTCACTCATGGTCATGCCTTCATTGATTAAATGACAGCAATGTCTCACCCTTTCAATTGTGACCTTTGCTCTTTTGTTCTTTTTAAGTGGTAGGGATAGTTGCTTCTTCATTGATTAAGGTATAAAATTGGTTTGATAAAAGATTGTTTTCTATTGAATCCACAATTGACTTCACTGAGTCTTTGTAGATTCTGTCGGTTAGTACCAGATTCTCAAAATTTCTGATGCCATGCAAGACAGTTGCATGATCTCTTCCAAAGATTCCACCTATTGCACCCAGTGACAGCTTTGTTGTACTGCGAATGCTCCAGAATGTGAATTGTCTCATGTCACTGACTTCTCTTCTTCTTGTCTTAGATAGCAAATCAACAGCATCAATTCCACTCTTTGTTGTGATTTCTTGAATCAGCATGTTGGCAAATTTCTGCTCCTTTGTTCTGGAATGCTCATCATATGTATGAGGAGTCTTGAGCAGTTTCATCAGATAGACTCTGGCTCTGTCTCTTTTTTTTGATTCAATGAGATTCATTAAGTCTCTCATATTTTGGTCAAATGGTGTCATAAATGTGATTAATTAGTTCTGTTTTTTCTACCTTCGCTGCTTTACTCAATACCTGAATGTGTCTCAAAGTCAGCAGTGATGGATCATTGATATACTTAGTTGCTGTTGGCTTAGATATTCCAAGCACTTCAGAGAAGTGGGCAATTGTTCTAAAGTGACCAACTACCCACCCCCTGAACAAGTTAGAATGGCATTTCATCACTTGTCTCCTCCTTCACTTCTACCTTGCCTGATTCCAACCATTTCAAGAATACATCTGCTGTTGCAAGCACCTCTTGAGCTGTTGCTCCTTTCACATCCTTCTTGAATTGAACAGCATTGTTGAGAGCAACTGACTTGCGAATCTCTTGCTGATTTGCTGGATTTGAATATGAGCTGCCACCACCTTTGTTGAAGCTTGGAGCTGGAGCTGTGAGCTTGATGTTGTAGCTTTTCCTTCCATTGAATTCCTTCTCTTCAATGTTATAGGTTACAACCTCTCCCACTGCAATCTTTGCACTGTTCTTTTCTTTTGTTCCCACTGATCCTGAATCTCCATTGTCCAATGTGATGTCATGATAGTAGATTGTTCCTGTTGCACCTGTCCACTCCCGGATAAATGTGCATGCTGTTATTTTAGCTGTTTTCATATTCATTTTTTCAATGTATTGATGTACTCCTTGCATTTTGTTAGCCAATGCTTCTTCTGCTCTGTCCCAATCAAATTCAGGTTTGAGCTTTGTCCAGTTGATATCTGCCATAGTTCTTGGGGATTGTTTGCAAAATGTGCTCTCCAGAATTCATATGGAGTAGTCTCATTCTGCTTTTGATGATAACTAATTATTTCATTATAGCTCAAAGTCTGCTGACCACATGAGCTCTGCACGCAAATGAATTTGCTCTGTGCTCTTTGGCTAAGATTAGATGCAGTATTCATAGCTCCCGAAATAAGTTTGAATGTTGTCTGCATCATCCGATGTGAATTGATACAAGTAGTTAGCATCCTCAATGGTGCATTCCTTTTGCTCAGCCACTTGAGTAAAATCACTCAATGAATAGTTGTGAGCTACTGAATATGGACTCCAAGCTTTCTGCTCAGAGTTCCACTTAGAGACAGTGACTGTCCCGATTGTTTCCTTTGTCATGTTGTTAAGATTAGATTTTTACAAATATATTAAAACATCTTTATAATTGTCAGGATCAAAGTCAGGAGATGGATTGTAGTAGTCATCGAAGTCCCATCCTTCTGCCATTCTCTGATTTGTCCACTTGCTCACTTCTGCTTCTGTGCCATGGCATAGATAGAAGTCAGTTGTTCTTTTGGAATCAAGAATGATGTTCTCACCACTATTGCCAGTGCCTGATTCTGATGTGCTTAGTATTAATCTGCGAGGAGATTTGAATACTACGAATGTGAATTTCTTATTCTCCATCTTGCACCTCCACTATTTTAAGAATGATATCATCAGTCTCAACAGAGAGCTCTGTTGGCACATCTGACCATTCGAGCTGTGGCACCTGATAGATGTCGGCAAGAATAGCCATCATTTGTTGAGCAACAGCAAAGTTGTCTGTCTCAAATTCAGTACTGACTTTCAGCTTGTCCCACAAGCTTACTTTGACTTCATCTTTTGGGATAGTGACTACTTTGTATTTCATAGCACCACCTCCTTTAAGACTACATCCTTCTCAACAAATGAGATGGCTCTGTTGAATTCAGCTTCCGCATCATCAAAGTTCATGAATGTTTTAACCGGAAATCCATCTTTACAAAGATTGAAGTGAATTCCATCGTACCTGTTGCACTCAACAAGTGTCCATTTGATTGGCTTTTGTGTCATATTATTTGGTGTTAGAAATTACAGATTCATGTCTCTTTTCAAATTGGTATTCATCATTGCCGATGATACCCCAAGCAACAACAAAAAGAATGATGCCTATGATTAGCTTTAGTTCCTTTCTCATTGTGCATCCTCCTCTTGAATTAATTCAATGAATGTCTCCGGATGTCTGCCATCTGAATAGGCTGAATAGTAGTCATCAGCAATTGTCAAATCTTTCCAACTTGCATATTCAGCAAGTGAGCTTTGAGCTCTGTTCTCATCATTGAAGCTCAATGTTTTTTCGAGCTTGTCCATGTGGTAAAAATAAAGTGTGTACATATTTGTGTGTGTTTGATTATGAGCACAAATATACTACTCTTTTTTACTTAAACAAAAAAAAGTTTATGAGTTATTAACAAATAAGATGTGAATATCTGAGATGTCAGATAAAGATGGACATGATTAGTCCTCCTATGATTGAGACTGGAATGCCGATGAGAGTAGCATCTCGCCACATTTCTTTCTTGTGAATCTGCTCATTGAGATTCTCTTGTGATTTGCTCAGCTCAGATTGAAGAGCTTTGATGCTTTTGTCATTGTCAAGTATGACTTTTGATTTTAGAGAGTCAGCCTTTAAGATGACTACAACCTGATTCTTCAGATAGTCTCTTTCTGCTTTGAGCTTCAATAAAGCTCTCATCTCTTGAGCAGTCAGGCAGATTGTTGTATCATTCTTCAGTGAGCTCTGTGAGTAGCTTTCGCATTTGCTTGCGAAGATTATGCTCATCAAGAGAATCAATCTGATTAAGTGTCTTTTGATATTCATGCTCTGCTGTTTTAAGTTGCTCTTTCAATTTATTAATCTGATTCTGTCTTTCACTATTCACTCCACTTAAAGAATCAATCATGTGGATGTGTCTCACTGATCTGTCATTGAGTTGCTTTTTCACATTTGTCCATTTGTATGTCACTACAATTGAATAGATGGTAAGCAATGAAATGAATATGAGTTCAGCTCTCCTGATTGTCATTGTTCTTTTTATATCTGGTGAATATAGACTCTATGACTGTCAATCCGAATCCACCTCCAGCAACAACCAGAAGTCCCTCGAACATATATTCTGGACATTGATAACTTGTGAATGTGGCTATCCAAGCGAATGCAATACAGCAAAACAAGCACATGATTGCAGCAAGTCTCTTTGAGCTTTGATTGCCATCAACTGCAAGAATGCTCTTCCACCATTTAATCATGACAGAAGCTTCAAGATTAGTTGTACAATTAGACCACCAATCACACCGAATGCTGTTGCCATTCCTCCCATCTTAGCCAAGAAGAGCTTCTGTTTCTGGATATATTTCTCATGACTTGCTACCTTAGCGACGAGACCATCTATGTTCATGTCTTCATCTCCAAGCAAAGTGAGAAGCACTCGGTCAAGCTTTTTGTTGATCTGCTGAATCTCCTTGTGTATCATCTCAACTTCATTCTCTTCCTTCATAGCTCTTGAATCAATGTATAAGTGAAGTATTTCTTGCCACTACCAATGCATGCCTGAATGAGCTCTTTGAATTGCTTGCTGTTGTTGAGCACTTGACAGCCAGCTGACCACTTTTCGATAAGTGTAGATGTGGCTGATGGATTGGCTCTGTGTATGTTTATCCCAAAGATTCCTGTATCTTCCTTCCCTTGCTCCTCAGCAATAGCATCTCTGTCATCATCTCTGAAGACAGTCACTTTCTTTGCTTGTGTGAGAGCTGTGTATTGACCTTTGTGAAGTCCTATCTGCCAAGTGTCGACATATTGTCCTTGTTTCAACACAGCACATCCATTCACATTCATTGGATTTTTTAGCCAATATGTGCCTGGATTAGTTGTACCGGTGAAGACTTTCAATTCATCTCCATCAACAAGACAAATCAGGTCATCAAATTTGTTTGGCTCATTGGCTTTGCTTCTGATGCCTATGATATGAAATGGCATCCATTGATATCCAAGCTCTGTGAATTTAGCTTTGAGTTCTTCTATTGTTGGTGTTTTCATTGGCTCTCTTTATTTGCTTATCCAATTTTGTGAGATAGACTTTGAGCTTTTGCTCATAGTTTCTCCTGATCTGTTGCTCCTTGTTCATGTATTGCTTATCCGTTATAAAAGTCTCGAATGCTCCACTTGATTCGAGTATCATACCTGTCTTTATATCCATCACTGAACATCACTGAGCTCTGTCTATTCACTTTCTTCAATGGTGAGATGTCAGGGAATGTGTTGCTTGTGTATTCAGGGAATGAGCTGTTGTTATCACATAAGTAGTCCACAAGTCTCTGAGTATAGAATGTCGCATTGTCTCTTGCTTTATCCACTAATGAATCAAGCTCTCCCTTAGTGACTGGAGTTGTGTCTTCACTTTGTCTGCTCACTACATTACCGTTGTCTAATTTGTAGACAAGAGATGGATACAATTCGACCATTGTCCACCATGCTGTTGGCTTGACAATATAATTGTTGAGCAGTGTCTCATATACCCCTGACAAAGTGTTGTTCTGAATGTCTGATTTGATTTTGTTCATCAAGTCAGTTCCTAACCACAATTGAATGTACTTGTCTTGTGCCAAGTATATTGCTGGTCTGATGAGATTAGTGTCAACAGCTTCATTGAGCTGTGTGTACTTAGTCAAGTATTCTTTATTAATGAAGAGAATTTCTGATGGTATTGGCATTGTCTTATTTTTATGGATTTAATCTCGCATGATTTGGCATGTCATAGGGCCTTGTGTTTGCAGTTGCAAAGTCTTTGGCAATGTCTTTCAATGGCATTCCAGCTCTGATGGCTTTTGCCACTGATATTGGATCAGAATTTTTGAGACCTTTGTCAGCTAAGAATCTTCCCTTCTCTCGCTTTCTAAAGTAGACTCTTCTCTCCCATACATGCTTGCAATTCACTCCACCTTTGTACAACCAGATTGAATATGTGCTTGTGCCTTTTGGAGCAAAAGTTTTATTCTCTTTTCCATCCATCTTGGTAATATCTTCAAATCTGTATACAAGATTTGCATTGGAAGCTTTAACCATGTGTTGACAGAATTTCCTTGAGTTGTCAGATAGATTTGTTGAATAGGCATATCTCACTTTGTAGAGTCCTGAATCCATCTCACTCTGTTCATTGGGCGAAGCATAACTTCTCACTGATGCCATGTCTACTGGCTCAGCTTCAATCAGCTCCCATTCTTCTTCATCAATGATCTCTCCCTTATCTTCCAACCATTGCAACCACAAGTCTTCATCTTCTTCACTGAAGTGAGGAATATCAATTGACAATTCAGTCTTATATCTTTCGATTATAGCAGCTGCCCAATCTCTTCCAGCATCTCCTCCCCACAACTGCCATGCTATTCTTCCAGCACTCGCAAATCCCTCTTCACCTTGATTCCACCCTTCTGCTTCTTTGTCTACTTCATGGCGAGCAAAGTAGCTATTCATTCTTTGCACTGTCTCAAATGAGAGATTCCTTCTATTGCTGATGTCTCTTGCTCTTGCCACTCCAACCTCAGTCCCTCCTCTTCCGTATTCCTCTCTCCATTTCAGGCCAAGTTCTGCCTCATCTGCCATCTCTTTTGTTGGCTCAAATGATTCAGGGATTGCAAGCTCTACTTTTTTTTTTAATTGCACAGGGCCCTCTCCAAGTAAAGCTCTCACTTGTTCATGAGTCAAAGCTGGGAATGTGATGTGAATGAGTTGATGTGCTTGATCACTTGTGATTGCACCAGATTTCACTTGTCCAGCAATGGCTATAATAGCTGCCATATCACTTGACTGAATCACTCCTTTTGGAGCATCCTCAATCTGTGCTGTCAATGAATCTCCAAACACATCATTCTGGACAATAATGAATTCAGCAACAATGCCCATGCTCTGAAATAGCATCTCAATGCCATCACAAATCATTCTTTGATATGGCTCAATCACTTGTTGTTTGAATATCTTGAAAGCTTGTTTAAGCTCATCTGTATTGCTACCAAGACCACCATTCTCTCTGATTCCAAAGAGAAGAGGAGAAGTGACTCTGTGTCCAATCATAATGTTATTTCTTGACTCTTCAGAAAGCACTGTCCACTTTTTATCTGCATCATCAAGAGGAATCAAGTCAACCTTTGGAGCTCTGTCCTGTGATTCATTAAATGTGAAGATTCTCTTCCCAGCCATCTGAGTTCCACTCATCTTCTCCCACTGATTCTTGATCATGATTTGCTCTTCTGGATCAGGCACTCCATTGTTGAAGTGTATCATGTAACCCGGGAACATTCCATTCTGAAGGAATGCATTGTAGAAATGACTTATCTGTCTTGTGCATTCGATATATTCAAGTGCTGAGTAGTAGTCAGGTTTGGGATAGTATGCACTGCCTGGAGTCATCACTGACATGAACAGCACTTGACTTGGCTCTTCTTCATTTGAGCTCTTATTGAACATCGGAATGTATACTGGAGCATTCTTCTTCTTTCTGATATCTGCCCAATCTTTTGAGTAGTAGATACCAGGAATGATGTCCTCTTCATTTGTCACTGCAAGTCTGCAATTCTCGAATGGCAAGTGATTGATGCGAGCTATTGTAGTTCTATCCACTGACCACACAACCTCCCAAAAAAAGCCACCATGCAACTTCAAATCAAGTGAAGTGCAATGTCTTAGTTCATCTATCTTCAATCTGTCTGCCTCTCTCTTTGCAATTGGAAGAGCTGTGCTGAATTCCTTTCCAGCTATTGTGAAAGCAATTGACATGGTCAATGATCCATGCACAGAGCTTGTATTGTACAGATCAATTAAGTATTGTGGAAACAAGTTATTGTCTCCATAATTTACCCATCCTTTTGGAGTCTCTTTCTCAACTGCTTCTTGCACATAGTCTTTGGCCATGTTCACAATGAGAGGAGCTGTGTGTTGTATTTTATCCATTGTATGTGATGTCCGAATTTACGGATAGATTTGGATCAGTGAAATATGGTGTTGAAAAGTCTTGCACCATCAAATACCCCTTCTCAATGAGACCTACTACAGCTGCATTTGTTGGATCAAGATTTGTGCTTGAATTCTGCCCATAAACCTTGAAAGAATAGCGAGCTGGATATTCAATTAATAGAGAAGAATTCAATGGATCATTTGCATCTGTGCTGATGACAATTGAAGTGTATCTGTCATTGCTCACAGATATTTGAGGAATGCAATAAAGCTTCTCAAGTGTCTGTTCATTAGTAAGCTCAAGCAGATAGTCAGTGAAAAAATTAGATAGCAAAAGCTCCCCTTCCTGAATTTGCAAGAAGAGGAGCTGTGCTTGTGTATTTGTCAGTAAGTACAGCATGTACTTCTGATCTTAGATATTTGAAGTAGAAACTGTGATTGTTGCGAAGTTGTCGAATGGAGCTTCTGTTGCTGGATCAAAAGCATCAAGCATGTATGCCTTGTTCTTCTCTTCAGCAGTGAAAGTCACTGAATATCCATTCATATCTCCTTTTGCAGTTCCAGTCTGTGTGGTGAATGCAGTCACTTCTGCAGAAGTGTGGTATCCCACCATCCAGATGTTGTCATTGCTGTCTTGCACGAATACAACAAGTCTTCCTTTCGCCATATTCTGAAGCTCTAAAGATCGAGCAGAAGATAGGCCATGAAGAGCAGCTACAACCGTTTGAGTATAGAAAATAGTTCCATTTTCAATTGAGATAGCAGCTTCTTCAGTGAAGCTTCCTGTGTTCTTTGGACAATCATATTTGTAGATTGTGCCAGTTGCAAGAGCAGTAACTATGTTAGTCGTTCCGTTGATAGTCGCAGTATTCTCACCGAATGTTGCGAATGTACCAAGATAAACAGCTTTGATGCCACCAATGCCTTCTTTGCAGTTGATGCTCATCCCATGTGTTAGGCTACAGCTCATTGTTGTGTCTTAATTTTTTTTATTATTAAATGAATCTGTTCAGTAAGCAAGAGCACAAGTCTCTCACCTACTGAACAAAGGATTCTTCTTAGTATGCTAGGATTGCTTCAGTTGGGAAAGCAACTTGAGTTCCAGCTCTGAATTTCATCACTACACGAACATTGTCGCTTCCGTCAGTTTCTGACATATCAACAACTTTAGCTTCGTTGAAGTCTGAATTCAAATCAGTTCCAAAGTGCAAGTTGTCCTTCTTAGCAAACACAACAGTGTTGTCAGGAATGCCGGGACAAACATACATCTCATATCCATCAATGGTCATTGGCACAGCAACAGCAGCATTGAATTGCTGTAAGTATCCCAAAGTACCAAGTGCTTGGCGATAGAATTGTGCAGTCTTCTTGTTAACATAACACTTCACAGCTGGATCACCAACCAATGCAGCTGGCAATACAGCCTCTACAGATTGGATGTCAGCAACAACAGTTGAAGCAGAGATAGTACCGATGTTAACATCAGGAGTTCCACCTTTAGCTACATCTAAAGTCTCAAGAATACCAGTGAATGCAGTGTAAGTAGCAGCAGCTCCACCCGGTGTGAAGTTACCTTGCCAGATGTTGAATTCAATTGATTCAGCAACTTTTGCACTTACGTGAGCAAGCATGAAGTCAGCGAAGTTAGCTGGTAAAGTGTCATTGATGAAACCTCTTCCAGTTTGTGCAGCTTCCCAATCTTTTGCAAATTGAGTCTTGCACACTTCGATATTCACTTTCAAGTCAGTCACCTGAAGCACTCTTTCAGCAAGAGTCAAGGTAGTACCTGAATTGTCGAAGTCACAACCCCAAGCTTTAACGATGCCTGTAGTTGATAAAGTTTTAAGCACAGCTTTGTACTTAACATTTTCGTGAATTGTCACGTACTCATTTGCAAGAGTATCTCCTGACAATACAGCAGCAGCAATGTATGGTAAAGCTAATTCACCAGCATAGCTTGAACTTGAGATGGTTAATGATGATGCCATTTCTTTTTTCTTTTTTTATTTATTTATTTGTGTATTTGGCCACAATAGCATTTGCTCTGTGGTGAATTGATTTCATGTCTTTCAAGTTGATTGGAGCAGAAGCTTCAGCATTTGCAGTTCTTTGCTTTACTGAACTGATTGCTGGAGCTTTTGACAATTCAACAATCTTTGAATTTGCCTCACTCAATTGAGCTTCTACAGCTGACAACTTAGTTGAGAATTCATTGATGATATTGTTGAGCATTGCTTCAACTTGATCTTTGGAATAAGTCTCTTCCATTGCTTGCTCTTCTTCAACAGGAATCTCTTCCTCGTTTACTGGAGCTTCTGCAATTGAAGCAACTTTGCCTTCAGATACTACTATGATCTTTCCATTGTCAAGTGAATATTCACCATCAGCAAGTGGAATAGGATTGCCTTCAGCATCCATCACATAGATTTCTACACCTTCCACCCATTCTGAAGCTGGTGAAAAGATTGCAGTGCCATCAGCAAGAGCACCTTCAACAGCCATCTCAATAGTGACTGTCTCTTCTGCTGCTGATAATTTCACCCCATGCTTCTCAAGCATTGGAGCAAATTTGTTGATCAGTTCTTGAATCATTTTTTTTGTGTTATTAGTAAGTGGAAATTTTTTCTATTTCGTTTCTAATGCCTGAACAATTTGTGTCAGCATTCTCTCCAGTTCCTCTTCATCTGTGAGCTCTTCTTTCTCAGCGACAAAGAATCCCTCAATTGAGAATCCCTTCACTGCACCTTGCTTCACAGCTTCCCAAGTTGAGTCATCATCTACTTTTACTCCTATCATCCAAGTGCCATCTGGTAAGTCAAAGCCAAAGTTCATCCCTTTGTCCTCTCCCATCTTAATCCATGACTCTACCACAGTAAGATTTGCCACAGGCATCTCATGCTGAATTGTGTGATTGTGATGCAGATTCCTTTTCAAGAATTCTTGTGCAGTTTTCTCAATAGTCTCTTTGCTGTACTTAATGAAGTATTTTTCTCCATTCTTATCATACCTAAGAATTGGCTGATCTGGAATAAGAGCTGGGCCATATAGCATTCTCTTCTCTCCATCTTCTACTCGTGCAAGTAGCACTGTGTCTTTTTTTAATGCAACAAAGTCCACCTCTATTGCTGGCTGATCTACTAAAGAAATGGCATAGACTCCGAATTCATCATTGTCGCCAAGACCATATTCAATTACTTTGACTTCACTCATGTTCATAATTATATTGTTCCTCTATCTGTTCAATTATAGCCTCAATGATTTCATTGACAATGGCATCTTCATTTGTGATTCCCATGTCATCTACTCTGCTCAGTCCCTCATGCACGCCCATCTTGATGGCTCTTCTTAAAAGTGGAAAAGATTGCTTTTTCATTTTTTATAAATGTGATTGATCAATGATTTTCTGTCTTGCTTCCAAAGCATTGGCCACATTACCGGCAAGTACATAAGTCTCAATTGTATTTGGCTGTCCTGTCTGTTCCAAGAATGAGAAGTCAATTGGTGGAGCTTGCATTCCTCCTCCACCACCACCTCCAGCATTAACACCACCACCACCTCCTCCAGAAGCAGATGGATTGTCAAAAGAAGTCTGTGCTATTTTAGCCACTTGTGCAAATCCTGTTACTCCAGCAATGGCTGCATTTGCCACCTTCATGTAGTATGGAATTGGAGATGTATCAGCAAGAGCTCCTGTGATGGCTTTGTAAGTATCAATCAAAGCAGATGCCATCTGAATTCCTTTCATGATTTGAAATTGCTTCTTTGCTCTCTTCTCATCTTTGATGTTAAAAGCACTGACTAAATCACCAAGAGCTTGCAATCCATTGCCGGTAATTGTGATGTAATTTTCAAGATGCTGTCTTCTTATCTTTTCAAGCTTCTTGGCATTCTCCTCCTCGAGATATTGCTCATATGCATGTCTGTCAGTCGTTGCAGTCAGCACTATATTTCTTGTAATTGCTGCTCTATTCTCAATAGACTTAATAGCAATTCCCTCCATCTCTTTGCTGTGCTCTTCCTCTTCTCGTTTTTCTTCTTCCTTTTCTTTTTTATTGTTGACTCTGACTTGTTTCTGAATATCTTGCTTCTTAACTTCTACTTTCTCAAAGTTTTTGATTTGCAATGCATCAAGTGCTTGCTGATCATTGTAGATAGAATTGCTTATAAAGTCAATCTCCTTCTGAATGTTCTGCAAATCAGTGACAGTTGTTCCAAACATGGAGCTTCCCATATCTGTCATGCTTTGAATTACTCCTCCTTCCAATCCAAGCAAAGCAAGACCAGCGGCATTAGCTTCTGAGACAGTTGTGGTGAATCCTTTCTCGGCATTCAATCTGGCTTGCTTAGCATAAAGCTCTTCAAGATAGGCCATCTGTCCTCTGACCTTTGCCTCTTGTTGAAGCTTCTGAATTAAGAGATTCTTTGCATTGATGATTCCAGCTGTATTGTTGATATCATTAATGGCTGCAATTCCATTCTGCTCCAAAGCATAGTTCACTTTGTCAAGTGCTCCCCTTCTCTCTTCCTCGCTTTTGCTATGGTCATTCACTGCTCTGACAAGGAGTTCTATTTCTGCTTGCTGTATTTGTAGACCTTCAGTCTCTTTCAGCATTGCATCACTCTTCATCATGTTGTCAATTGCTTCCCCTTGAGTTATGTTGAAGTTACTCACAGCAGAGCTTAGTTCATCCCAATAGACAATGACAGCAGCAATAGCTCCACCAATGGCAAAGATTGGATTGGCAAGTAATGCCTTCCCCATGTCACCTATTCCTTTGACAAGTCCACCAAGCTCATCTTTGAGCATCTTAAAATTGACCTTCCCAATAGATGCACCAACTTGTGTCAATGACTTTCCTAATCCATCAAAGTCAAGATTGGCAAGTTGCCCTGTCATGATTCCAAAGGTATTGCCCATGCTCTCAAATGCTGGACCTGTATTGCCTTTGATTTGGTCAGCAGCATCAGCCATCTGATCCTTCATCTCACCTATCTGCTCAATCAACTTCTGTCTTCGTGGATCATCATCAGACATATTCAAAAGCT